AGCCGCTGCGAGGTGCGCGTCACCACGGCGAGACCGCTGAGCGAGCCGGAGCGCCAGCAGTTCGAGCGCGCGATCCGCCCGTTCATGACCGAGCACGGCGGTGAACTCGAATTTGTTGTCCGCTATACGCCGGGCTATCCGTCCTGGGCTGGGCCAGAACAGCAATTGGCACTGGAGCCGGTGAAGTGAGCGCGTATTACAACGAGATCGACGTGTATGCCGCTGCGTGGTTGCGCGAATTGATGAAGGCTGGGCTGATTACAGATGGCGAGATCGATACAAGGTCAATCGTTGATGTTCGACCTGACGATTTGCGCGGATTCACCCGCTGTCACTTCTTCGCGGGCATCGGTGGATGGGACTACGCCCTGCAACTCGCCGGCTGGCCCGTCGACTGTCCTGTGTGGACCGGAAGCTGCCCGTGTCAGCCGTTCTCGCAAGGCGGCCTCAATCGCGGTGCCGACGATGCGCGTCATCTCTGGCCTGTCTGGTTCCCGCTCATCCGCGAGTGCCGTCCTGGAGAGATTTTTGGCGAGCAGGTTAGCGGAGCGCCTGGATATAGCTGGTTTGACCTTGTGGGATGCGACTTGGAGGACATCGACTACGCCGTTGCGGCGGCAGATTTGCCAAGTGCGTGCATCGATTCGTTCCACGTCAGGCAACGTCTGTGGTGGGCCGCTGCCGATTCCCACGCCTACTGCGTGCGACGGCAAAGGCTCGAGCAGAAATCCCAACCGACGAAAAGAGAAAGTGCGGAACTTCGGCGCAGCGAACTTGAGAGATTGGTGTCGGACGCACGGCGGTTGGCTATACCCGCCGGCAAGTATGGTGCGCTCGCTGATGGAATATCCGGCCGGATGGGACGACTGCGCGGCTACGGCAACGCGATCAATCCGCACGTCGCGGCGGAGTTCATCGCCGCGTACCGAGACGTAACGGAGCATGTCGCATGAAGCCCGGCTGCCTCTTCGAGCCCGTGCCGAGCCGCGTCGAGATGGCGCCGGCCAGTCGGGAGAGTTGGACGCGCGTGCTGGAGACGCTGGAGGACCGCCAGTGCGCCGTGCTGTGGGCGATCTACGACGCGCTCGACGATGGCGTCGAGGACGTGACCGGCGGGGAGCTGGCCGAGCGGATGGGCTGGACGCCGCTCCAGACCCGCCCGCGGTTGACGGAGTTGCACGGGCTGAAGGTGCTCACGCGGTCACTGCACACACGGCCGTCGAAGGCGCAGGGTGAAGCGCGGTGTCATGCGTATGTGGCTGCTCTGCCGCGATCGGCGGTGCAGCGGTGGCGCGAAGCACTCAAGGCGAAGTAATAGATTGGAGGACAGATGACTGAGATGACGAAGGGTAATGCGTTTCTCGATGCACTGACGGAGGCCCGCGAAGGCACAGCGCTGGCGGATCTCCACGCGGCCATCCTGCAATTGGTTGGCGATGTGCGATCGATCGGCAAGAAAGGCACGCTGACCGTGACGCTAAATATCGCGCTTGGCTCAGCGAACACGTTGGTGCTGACGGACACGATCAAGGTGGTGTCACCGGAACCCAATAAGGAATCGACCATCTTCTACGCGGACGACGCGAACCGCCTCACGCGCACAGACCCACGCCAGCCGACGCTCAAGGGTCTGCGCGAAGTGGCGACGTTCGCCCGTCCGATGGCCGTCAATGAAACGACTGGGGAGATCACCGAATGAGCGACATCAACGAAGTATCCACGGAAGCGGTCGCAGTGGCCGAACTCGTACGGCTGGGCGCGCGGCCGTTCGACATCTCAGGCACACCACACGTACTCGTGCCTGAGGGCGTGACGCTGGAGGACTGCGCGGCGTTTCTCCCGGCGCCTACACGCTTGCAGCAGATCGTTCAGACGGCAGACGCCGCGGCCTTTATCGGCTACGTCGGGCAGTTTGGCGACAAGGCGCGCTCGGTAGTGTTCGCCACTCGGCGGCCGGCTGGATTCTCGGCAGTGCTCGACTACCACGCCGCTAGCAACCTTCCAAGTTGGAACGCGCATCGGGTGAACTTCGTGCCGCTGCAGACGCCATCGTGGGCGGACTGGAATGGCGCGAACAAGCGGCGATTCAACCAGGCGGACTTCGCGCAGTTCATCGAGGACCACATCCCCGACATCGCGGAACCGGCCGGGGCGAAACTCCTCGAACTCGCGCGGAACTTCGAAGCGACGAAGGCGGTCACGTTCCAGTCACAGCAGCGCGTGGCGGACGGCTCCGTGCAGTTCACGTACAACGAGGACGTGCAGGGCACGCCGCGCTCGGCAGCGATGAAAGTGCCGACGGAGATCACGCTGGCCCTCGCGCCGTTTGAAGGGTCGAAAGCCTACAAGGTGACGGCTCGCCTGCGGTACCGGATTGGCGAAGGCGGGAAGTTGGAACTCTGGTACGACCTGCTCCGCGTGGTGGACGTGCTTGACGCCGCGTTCAATGACGTGCTGGACGACATCAAAAAGGGCACCGCGGATTCTGTCCGCATGGTGCTACTCGGCTCAATCGCCTAAATCCATTCATTCGGCCGGTGTGCGTGCTGAACCCTTTTGTCTCTTGCAGAACGAAAAGCAGATCAGAAAGACCACGCCACCGGCCGGATGAGCGTTGGAGGTGTCATCGAATGAGTACCTACGGAGTCATTTACGACAAGTTCTGGGACGGGGCCAGCGGACTCTGTATCCGTGAACACGGAGGACGTGCCGGCCAATTGTGCGCCGTCTACCTCCTGAAGAACAGCCAGGACAACATGCTCGGCCTGTATCCGCTGAACCTGCAGATTATGCGCGTCACGATCGGCACGTTGAGCGCCAAGGAAATCGAGCGCGGCATCGTGGCCGCCGGCCGGGCGTGTTTTGCTGACTATGACGTGACGACGGGTCACGTCTGGGTGCGGGAACTTGCGACGTATCGGTTGAACCTGAACGGCGACCCGCTGAAGTCGAGCGACAAGCGTGCAATCGGCGCCGCGAACCTATTCGCCAAGATCAAATTGAACCCGTTTTCATCGAAGTTTTACCGCAAGTACAAAGGCCAGATCCCTTCGTTGAAGTCACCAAGGCGCTACGAAGGAACATGGAAGCCCCTTCGAAGCCCCTTCGATGAGGCTCGGAAGCCAGAAACAGAACCAGTAACAGAAACAGAACCAGTAACAGAAACAGAACCACTACAGCAGATCAAGAGCGAACAGGTAGATCAAGATCACCGCGCTGACGCGCGGGCCTCGCACGCTGTGCTCGTGAGGCTGGCACACGACGTCTACACCGAGTCGGTCATCGAACCCGACGACATCCCCTTCAGCGAGCTTTGCGAACGGCTGAAGGAGAAAGCGGCTCACGCGCGGATCGTCTACGACTCCGAAGCCATCCGGAAGGCCCTGGACGTCGTGATCGAGACACGGGCGAGAAAGCAACCAGCGTAGCTAATTCGAGAGGGGGGCGTCCGGTGCCCCAGCACACACCATGAAGATTTTCGGATTGTCGATTCATCGTGCGGGCAAGTGCGATCCGCATTGCTGTGCGACGACACCAGACGTGATCTGCGAGAAAGAGCGGTCTTGCTATGAACTGCTGTTCTTGCGAGAAGCGCTAGGCCGTCCGCTCCCACCGATGCACGTAGGTTGAGGCCACGACTTCCTGGCAGGCGGGTGAGCAGTACCGACGCCGGAGATCGTCGCTCAGTGGCCCACCACAGCCGCGACAGAGGCGGGCCACGCGCTGTTGCCGAACCCTAAGCACGAACGCTCGGTACGCCGCCGTCGCCCGTTGAAAACGCACCACTGAGCCGCCCATGTCTGGGTGCGCCCGAAACGCCGCTTCCCGTAACGTGTCGTGCTCCTGCATCAGCCGCACGTTCTCCGGCTTGACGTGATGCACCGACCTATCGAGCAGCACAACTGCGACCGTCACCGCTTCGCCATCTCCCAGATCACCATCCCCGCGCAGCAGTTCGGGTCGATCTTTGCCAGTGCGAATTTCGTGAACACCTTCTTGAGCGACTGATCGTAGCCGTCCGGCAGGTAGGTGATCTGAAAGTCTAGGACTTCGCCCTTACTCACTTCCCATTGCGCGAATCCGTTGAGATCCAGCGTCTTTGTGCGCCCGCCATCCACAGCGGTCCGAAGGATCACTTTCGCGCGCACGCCGCGATCGGTCGCCGGGTCGATGCCGTAGACACTGGCGCATGTCCGGTGCGCGTCCGTCACCTTGCACGGAGGCGCATCCCGATTGATCCGCATGTAAGGCGCTTGCCTCGTCGGAAATGACACGCGCCGAATCGGCAGGTTCAAGTGACTGATGGCCTGCGACTGATCGCCCGCAGGCATCGGCGGGACTTGGAGAGACAACAGCGCGAGGAGCAGCGCCAGCATGACTATTTCCCCGTCCCGACCGGCTGCGTGGTCGCGAGTCTCAGCGCGATATCCAGCGCCGACTTCGCAATCGCCGCACCACTGATCGTGGTCACGGTGGGATCGCCCGAGATGGACAGGCCAAACAATCCCCCGCCGGCCTGCAGAATGGCGAGCCAGAACGTGCGCGACTTTAGCAATGACTTCATGTCACTTCCCTCCTAATTGATCCATGACCTCGGATGGTGTGAGCACCACTTGGCGCCCGCGATACCGGATCACGATGTCGTCAATCGCATCGAGCGCGAGTAGAATCTGGCGGCGCAATCCCTGCCCCGCCTGCTCGGTCGCAATCGCCTTCCCATGCAGAATCGCCGCCCCCGTCATCATCGACAGCACGATCTGTCGCCGTGTGAGTTGCTTCATTGGCTCCTACCTCGGCCGGGGAACAATGGTGGTACACGCTTTTTTGTCCTCATCCGATTTCGCCGTGTTCAAGCAGATCCGCTGGAGCACGCCGTAGAGCGCCCACGACTGATCCTTCTGGACCTCGAGATCCTGAGAGAACTTGACCGTCGAGGCTTCGATCCGGTCGAGTTTAGGGTTCTGTGCCCACAGCACATAGCCCAAGACCGCCGCGGGGACGCCGACAATCGACACGACTTGCGCCCACATCGGCAGGCGTGCAGTCCCGTTCTGTTCCGTCGTCTCCGTCATCGATTACGCTCCACGAATGACTTTTAATTGACGTTCCCCTGACAGCCACACGGACTGCCGCGCCGGCCGACTGGTGACGACGCATCCGTGGCTTGCCGAGCCAAGCTTCGCGCGTGAATCGCCGTGAATCAGGAACCCCGCTCGTCCATGCATCTCGTTTTCTGGAGCCGGCGTCAGTCGCAGGACATACGGCCCATTGTTCGGACTCTCGTACGGCGGGCCAACTTCGTAGAAGCCGATCGGGATCGGGCCGACGTTGGCCACGTGCTGCAAGTCCGGATTGTTTTTGCCGTCAGCGTGCCCGGCATACGACAGAAATACCGTTTCTGGATCGGTGTCCTGGTAGAGACGGCCCGAGGACTGCTCGAAGATCCACATAGCTACTTCTTCGCCACCAAGACAGGCGCCGCGGGGGCATCCTTCGCGCGTTCGATCGCGCCGATGGCGGTCAGCATCGTCAGCGCGCCCTGCGTATTCCCAGCCTCGAGCAATGAGGCCAGCTTGTGCTTCGCGCCAGCGCTCGCATATCGCGCCGCGTTCGATCGGAGCCCGTGAAGAATCTGCGCCCAGCCCATTGTGCCGATGGCATTGGACTGACCCGGCCGGAGCGCAGACTTTTCCGTGATCTCTGCCACGTCCGACCAGAAAGAAAAATCCTTATTGGCGGCGGCGACTTGCGGCTGATCTCGCGCGATCGACTTCCGGAGCATGTTCGCCGCTGAGCGGTACAGTTCGGCCGTTACGTTCTGCGACGTCGTGTTGGCCGCCTGCCATTTCCCGAGTCGGTCCCACTTCTGTCGGAGATTCCGCATTTCCTCGAAGGGGATGAAATCACCCGCGCCTTCAAGGGTTTTCTGCATCGCCTCGATCTGCGCGATCTCGCCTTCGGCGCCGGAAATCGGCACCTTGCCGCGCGTGCCTTGCACGAAGTACTGCTCTTTGAGTCGATCGAGCGTGTTTCTGATAGGACCGGAGGCTAAGGCCCGGTTCGGCGGTACCTGAGCGAGCGCCTGATCCAGCACAACGTTGGCCTTCTCAAGCGCGGTCGCGGCCTTTTCGGCGGCCCCCGTGGCCGACATGGCGCCGAAGCCTTCGCGCGTCAATCGCGGCGCAACCTCCTTGGCGGTTCGCAGCGCGGCTTCTGTGGCCGGCCCAGCGCTGCCCGGACGCCCCAACGCCTTCACCATTGATGTTTCCGCGCTCGCCCGTATCTTCGGCGCGATGCGGGCGGTCACCGCCCCCGCCCCCTTGGGGCCAGCCACCTGTGAGGCCAGCGCCAATGTCTCGCCGATAGCTGATGGCACGTCACCCTCAGCGAGTGCCGAGAATGGACGTCCAACAATCGGAATCGTCCCCAGCGCATGACCGATCCCGGCACCGGTGTGTCCCGCCTTGAACGCATCTTCAGCTTTGACGGCTTCGCCCGCGCTCGCCATCGCTAGCTCAGAGATCAGTTGCTGTTGATGCGCCGGCGACAAGCTCGCCAGTAGGAGCTTGTACGCGCCTTTCGCCATGTTCACGGGATTCCATGCGTCAAGCGTGGGGCCGAGAATCCGAGCGACGGCCGTCGGCGGCGCCGCGTTCTCTTCGGCGTCCACGGTCCATCCATGCGGGAGCGGCGGCGGCGTCGGCGCGCTCCCGGCATTCGGGCCAGCGCCGATACCGCGACCACTTTGCGGAGTCGCGATGGACCACCCCGGCGGTAGTGTCGCTGGCTGCTGTGGCATTAGCCACCCGCCTTCTTGATCGAACCGTCGGCGCCTTTGACCCACTTGGTGCCATCAGGCGCGCTGTAGGTACCAGCCGGCACATTCGCCAATGCCGATTTCACATCTGCGGGGACTTCTGTCGTCGAGCCGGCTGTCGGTGTTTGGACTTGCGTGCTCTCGACGCCGAGTCCTTCGAGGATCTCGTTGCGTGCGTTTTGCGCGAGGTTCAGGTTATAGCGGACCTGCTTGATCGCATCGCCCAGTACCTTATCCGTCCACTCGCTGTTGAGATTGTGCGCGGCGAGCTTCAGGGCGTGATCCGTGGGCGAGTTGCCGCCCATGATGCCCTGACCGAGCTCGCTTGTGACATCGGCGATCTGCGCCTTCAGCCGAGTCGCCACACTCGCCGCTTCAGGCCCATACGTCCCGTTTTCGGCGAGCGACAACGACGCGCGGTTGAGTGCTTTGATGCCCCACCGCGTCGCGTTCTTCGACCACTCCTGATTCAGTTCGTCCAATTTCTCGAGGGACGCCGAGGCTTTATTGATCACCTGCGCCAACCGCAATTGGCCGGTGTTGTTGAGCGACCGGATCGCCTGCTTCGTGGCAATCCATTCGCGCGTGATCTTGTTGCTATCGACGCCAAGATTCTTCAGGGCCGCCTGCAGCGCCATCCCGCCGGCCGTGGTGCGCGCGCTGATGAGCACATCCGGCGAGATCGTCCCGTCCTTGATGCCTTGCGCGATCACCTTCGCGTCGTCACGTTGGACCTGAGCATTACCGGTAAGTCCGCCGCCACCCTGCGCGTTCAGCCGTTGGAGCGCTTCGGACTCTTTGTTATGGCGCTCGACCTCCGTGAGTTGCCGATCGGCGCGAACGTCATCGCGTGCGTTGTTCGCCGCCGTCGCCTGCTGTGTGGCCGCGCTCGTCTGCGCGTTCATGTGGTCATCCAACAGCTTGCGCTGTTCCTTGGACGCCTGCATCACCGACCGATTCACCTGGGCAAGCGCCGACGGATCGATGGCCTTCAACTGCGCCAAGATATCGCCGGCGGGATCGATGCCGAGTTGCTGCGCTTCGGCCGTCACGTCCAGCCCGAGCCGTTTTGCTTCATGGAACATGGCCGCCATCGCCAGCGGCGTCGACCCGAGCTCGTCCGCCTTCGCCGCGAGGGCGCCTGCGGCATCGAGCTTAAGGCCCGCGATCTCCAGATTCGTCTTCGTCGTGTCCGCCGTGGACTTCGCCAATATCGCCGTCTTCGCGTCAAGATCGGCGTAGTGCGTTTCGAGCGTCCGGCGAAGATGTCCTGGTACGTTCGCCAGAAACGCGGCGCGATCTCCGCCTGACTTCGTGAACGCGGCATCGAGCGCATCCTGATCGGCGCGGTCACGCTCGGCGTCTTTCAGCTTCAGATCATTGGCGTCGAGCTGCTGCTTCAACCCCTGAAATTGCAACAGTTGTCCCGTGAGCTCGAACGGCGTCGGCCCGGACGGGGTTTTCAATTGCCCGACGATCGAGGGATCGATCGGCATGGCTAACGCTGCGCTCCCGGCTGTCTCGCCAACAACTGCTGAAGCATCAAGAGCTGTTGAATGTTGCCCGTGATGTTGTTGAGCCCACTGGACCAGGCATTGGCCTGCCCGACCTGCCCCGCCGCATTCGCGTTGGCCGCGTCCGTGATGCCGTTGGCACCCGCGCCGGCTCCTTGCGCCCGCGTCTGGCCCATCAGGCCCGCATAGCCGAGATTCAGGCCCTGCAGGTTCTGATTCTGGCCGGCGCCGAAGTTGAGCAAGCTGGAGAGGTTGCCGAACCGTGTCTGGTCGTTCACCTGCCCCTGCTGGTAGTCCCTGAAGCGTCGGGCATCGACGTGCCCGAACTCCTGCGAGCCGGCCTGCTGACCGTAGTCCGACAGGGCCTTGGCTGTGCCGCCGGTCAGGAGCGTCCCGCGGGCCGCGGCTGAGCGTTCGAGCGCCTTCTGACCCTGCAGCAACCGGAACTGATAGCCCGGATCGGTCTCCAGGTCCGCTGCCGTGGTCCCTCGGAAGGCGTCCGGTGTACGATCCGCCATCCCGGAGAGCAGACCCGCGGCCTGCGTGCCGAGCGCCGTGTAGGGACGGTACGAATCCTGTGTGACGCCGAGCAAGCCGCCCTGTTGCGCGATCGACTGATTCGCCGCGTTCTGCTGAAGCTGTGAGGCGCGCCCCGCCGCGTCGGCTTGTTGCTGGCCGACTTTCTTGGCCGTGCGTGCGCCAATGACGCTGCTGGCGATCTGTCCGCCGGCGCCGATGAGTGCAGGAATTGCGAGGGCGGCCGGCATATCAATCCACTCCGATGGAAAAAGACTCGGGAAACGGTTGCCCGCCCACCCGGTCACTGGTAATTAAGGCCCGTACGTCGTCGCTCGCCGCCGAGGTAAAGAGACGGGTCCAGCCATGCGCGCGGGCGCGTTGCTTCATCTGTCGCCACAACGCAAATAACACCGACCCGCTCCCGCGGTGGTCCTCGCGCGTCCAGATGCCTTCGGCATGCGCGGCTTGAATCAGCGCCCAGCAGCCGACGATCTCGCCGTCGTCGTTTTCCACCACATGTACTTCATCCATCCCGGGCCTGAGCATCGGCACGAGCGCCGATAACTCTGTGTCACGTGGAACACGTGTCCAATCGTCGTGATGGAGCACGCGCGCCCGCATTACCACGCCGCCTGCCATGTGGCCCCGTCGTACGTTTCGAGCTTTGTCGTCGTCGTATTGAAAATCACCATGCCCGCGGCGGCCGTGAGCGCGTTCCGCTGCGCGGTCGTGAGCCGTGGCACTTCAAACGATCGTGTTGTGGCCGTAATCGCAAGGGCCGAGCCCGCCGGATCGATCACGAGATCGGTGCCAGGCGCAGACACGCGCGTGACGACGTTGCTGATACTGTTCGGGCCGAACACGTTGTCGAGACTCGGCACCGTGGGCGACACTTCCGTGTCATCGTTCGACCAGATCCCGTAGGAGTTTCCCGCATGCGTCTCGCACCCGGCGATCGTATTGCCCACGAACTGCACGCGCTGCGGCCCTTGGCCGAGGATGCCCGTCGGACCGAGTGCCGTCCAGCGGACGTAACCGATCGAGTTCCACGACACGGATCCGTCGTGGCAACCATTCTTGATATAGATCGCCGCGTCCGCCGCGCCGCCGAGATGATTGCCGTCGAAGTTAAAGAACCCACACCCCATATCGAGGCGCACCAGCGAGTCATCCGGCACTTTGCCGTCAAACTCAAACACGTTGCCAGTGGCAGAGAAATCCACGCACGCGGCAAACTCGGCACCTTGGAGCGCGCGCCCGTCGAACGCCGACCGACAGCTTCGCATCGAACAGTTCTTCGTCCGCCAGAAGTCCATCGACGTGTTCGTGCGGCAGTTCTCCACGGCGACGTTCCGCGCGTAGAACACGAGCAGACCCATCGTCGCGGCGACAGTGGACGTGAATGTCAGATCCCGGATCGTCACGCCCAGCACGGAGTTCAACTCCGCCCAGAACATGTTCCCGAGGTGCGTCCCCGGAAAGGCCGTCCGAAACGGCTGCTGGACCGTGACCACCGCGCCGGCGACGGACGCGACTTGCATCCAATCGGCGTACAAACAATCGCCGTCCGGCTGCGGGTGGAGCGCCGCGTCATTACAGGCGATGAACAGCCATTGACCGGCGTACAGTGCGGCGGCCTCTACCGCGCTCGCACATGTGAAACTGGTATCTCCCACGGCAATAGCGCCGACGATGTCGAACCGCCCATCGACGGCACTCTGGATCCGCAGCGCCGGATAGTTGGCCGGATTACTCGCGGTGTAGAGCAGCGTGGCCCCGTTGCCCTCCACCACCAGCGGGCCATAGGCACTACCGGCGGGCGCCGCGCTATTGGCGACAATCGTGTCCGTAATGAGATAGGTCTTGCCGGCCCCGAACGCGAGGACGCCCGCGCGATCGTAGAAATACGCGAAGGCCGCTTGAAGGGCGATCGTGTCATCCGTGACGCCATCGCCGATCGCGCCGAAGTCTTCCGGCGTCACCATCGCCCCATGCACGAGGGCATTCACCGTGGTCCGCAAATCCCGAAACCACTGGAGATGGGGCGTGTTGAAGACGCGGCCGTCGCCGAGGACGGCCGGCTGCGCGAGTTCGAACGGACGCAGTTGCGCCGCCATCAGGCCGCCTCATAGAACAGGTTGGCGATCCGCCACGGGATCGGGTCGCTCATCACGATCCGCGGCACGAGCGTGCGCGCCTGCCCGAGCTGCGTCCATTTGGCGCGGGCGAGGTACTGCCCGATCCGCCCCGCCGACACCCACCGCTCATTGCCCCACATTTGGCCGCCGTCACGTGACAACTGCAGCATGACTTGTGGGTCAGACCCTTGGCCCGTCGTGAGGCCCAACCCCATTTGCACGTCGAGCATGAGGCTCGCCAGCGAGAACCGCTGATGTTCATCGGTGAGGACCGGCCCTTGGCGCATCCGTACGATCGTGGAGCCCGCACCATCCGCGGTGGAGTCGATCGTCATATTGAAAATCTTGCCGCTGGCCAAATCCCCCACGAGATGCTTGCCGAAGGCCGACGCATGCCACCGGCCGCGCCACGCCGTAAACTCCTGTCCATTCCACGTGCCGCGCTCGTGCCACAGTCCGGTCGTGAGGTCGTAGCACCACGTCGTGTCTTCGGACGGAAACGTGAGGACGTAGAACGAATGCCCCTGATCTTGGTACACGACGCCGATCGCGTCGGCGATGTTGGGGTAGCGGCTGATCGCCAGCTCCACCGCGTACGTCGAGATGCGTTCCGGCTGATAGCCGCGCGCCCGAAGGACGCGGCCCTGCCCTTTCGCGCTCGAGGACAGCCAGAAAATCTGATTATCGATCTCGGCCATAGAATCCGTGGCGGCCAGTCCTTCTTCCATGAAGCCGTTCGGGATCGGCGCGAACGGATTGGTCACGTCATCCGTGAGGTAGTACCAATCGCCGGTCTGTGAACCGAGGACGAGGATCTCTTGCAGGCGCTTCGCCATGCCGACCCAGCCATCGGAGGCGGTGTTCCGCTGCGCGATGTCGAGCGGATCCCACGACGTGAAATCTTCGAGCGCCGACCACTTGAGCGTGCTCGTGTTGATGTCGAGGACCAAGCCGTAGCCATTGATGAACAGGCACTGATTCGCGCCGGTGACTTCCGTGGTCAGCGTGTTTGTCGTCAGGTCGTAGGCGTAGCCGAGGCCGCCGCTCGTGATGAGCAATTGGCCGCCGGCGGCGCCGTTCGAACACAGTTGCGCATTGCCGCTGTCCATCGCGACGGACCCGCGATTCGTAGCGGTGCCCCCGGTGAACAGTTCATCGAGCGATCCGCCGGTGACGGCGAAGGCGCGCCCGTTCTGCGCAAAGCCGCCACGTCCCGGTCCGACACCGCCGATATCGCAGAACGTCGGCAAGCCAGGACACGGATAGAGGTACGCCGGGGACGTACCGGTGCCTTCGCCCGGCTCCAGATAGAGATTGATGCACCGTTCACCATCGAAGGTCAGCGCCTGCGTCACATACGATGGGCCGACGAAACCGGGCCAGACCGCCACTAGTCCGCCTTTGCCGACTTCGGTTTCGGCGCCGTCGGCGCCGACAGTTTTGCTCTTAATTCTTCGTTTTCCGCGCGCAACGCGATGACGCGCCACATCAACGCGCCCGTTTCCTCGCGGACGATGTCTTCCGGCGACTTCTGATTGATGATCACCATAAGTTAACTCGCCGCGATGATGATGCCCTTCGACACCGTGATCGAGGCGGGCGCGGCGGGTCCGAAGTCGATCCCGTTGCCCCCACCGGTCGTCGCGAACCGATCCGCTTCGATCAGGCCCGCGGCGAGACAATTATCGAAGTTCAGATCCGCATAGCCCGCGTTTGCGCGGTCGCGTACTTCCAAGATCGCATCGGAGGAGAAGCGGAGGACGACGCCCGCCGTAATCGCGGCATTCGAGAGTTTCAGGACCGCGTTCGCGACGTTCGTGATCAGCGTCTGCGCGCTCCACCCGATCGTCGCGGCCGTGTTGGAGAACGTGACGGACGCCGCCGTCGCATCGAGCGTGACATCGCCGCCGGGCGTGCCGAGGAGCAACGTCCCGCCCGCATGCTGGTTTTGGATGCGGGCAGCGTCTGTTTGATGGAGGTAGTTCAAGGCGAGCGCCGCACCGGCGGCTCCCGTCGCTCCGATCGCCAGTGAACTCACCGTACTGGCCGACGTACCGCCGCTGTTGAGGATGTACGCCCCGACCGTGCCCCCCGATCGACTCGCGGAGACCCCCATCGCGATCTCGGAGGCGCCGGTCAGGGCCAGGGTCGCCCCGGCGATCGCCGCGTTCGCGTTGTTCGCGCGATTTCTCACAGTGAGCGTGTCATTCGTTGCAAAATCCAACGTGACACCATTCGATCCCGCGCCATCGTCGAACGCCAGTACCTTCGTCGCCAGCCGCGTGATCGCGGTGTCGATGGACGTGAGCCCGGACGATGACCACGCCAGTTTCCCACTCGACCCGAGGACCGCGGCGCCATCTGAGCGAATCGCCAGCCGTGGCGTGTAGCCACTCCCGTTGACTTGGGTGGACAGCGTGAACGCGATGATCGGGTCGCCCGAGACTTGCTGCAGCGGGATCGCTTCGATGATCCCATCCACCACCCGTGACGCGGAGGCCGTCGCGTTCCAGCCCGCGCCGGTCCACCGCACCCGCGGCGAGTACTGCTGCGCATTGTTCGCCGCCACGGTCGTATTGAGAATGATCGCCGCATCGGTGGACGTCGTGCCGATCCCGTCCACTTCGAACGTGGAGGGCGCCGTCAGCGGAATGCTGCCCGGGACGTTATCGTTCGTCCAGATCGGATTCGTCGGCGGGTCCGTGTCTGTCGAGGGCGACAGGATGAACTTGTAGGTCAGCGCTGGGTCGAGATAGACCGTCGCCCGGCCCGCACTATCGAGGACCACGGGGTTCGTATTCGCGATCATCAAGGCCGACGTCGTGTAGGTGTCCGTCTTGGTGTCCGTCGTCGCGAGATACGCGAACAGCAGCCCGCCCGCGACGGGCACGCCGTCGTTATCCAGCCATTGCGGACGCACGAAGGGGATCAGGGGACCGAGCGCCATCAGAGATTTCCCGTGTTGATGTCGTACGCGGGCAAGTTGGTGCCGATGTAGGCGAAGTCATTCGCCATGTCCGTCAGGGTGATGTTCTGGCGCTTGATATTCGCGAACGACCGCGCCGCCATACGCTCCAGGTTCGGCGTGATCGGCCGGCCGTAGTCATCCGCGATTTCCAACGCTAGTTGAAACTTCAACGCCGAGCCGTATCCGTTCGGCAGGTAATAACTGGCCGCCAGTGCGGTGAACTCGCCGAGGCTTTCGGCGATGTAGAGCGCCATCGAGTTCACGGCGTTATCGGGGACCGGCCACAGATAGAGCGTGCCGAGATTGGACGCGACCGTGGGGTTGTAGAACGCGGCCGTAAACTGCGCGGCCGTCAGATCCTTCACGAAGATGTTCTGCCACTGCGTCGCATCGAGCAGCGTCTTCGGGACTTCGACTGTCGGCGACGACGCATTGAGAATCAGGCCGATGCCGGCCAGGTCCGTCGGCCGCTCGATATCGATATTCCCGCCACTGCCGACCGTGTACGGGTTGCTCACGCTGCCCTTGTTCGCGGTGAGCGCCTGTACCGTGCGCGAGATGTAGGGGATCGTGAGCCCTTGCAGCGACCACTGGCCGATCAGGTCGTTCAGGCTCCGCAGCCCTTGCTGGCCTTGCGACGCGTTCGGGACTTCAGCCGGATCGAGCACCTGGAGCGCGACGAGCGCGCCCGTAATGAGTCGAAGCGCTGTCGTGGGTGAGCTCGCCATACGTCATGACCCAGACCTAACGGAGCACGAAGCCGAACTCGAGATCGAACGAATGCGCGCCGCTCTGCGTCACGCCATACTCGGCAAACTCAAACACCGATTTTGGCGGCACCGTCACGGGCGGCATCGAGATCGTGGCGACGAGTTGATTTGTGCCTGTCGTCGGCAGTCCCGCCATGAGATTGGCCGTGGCGCCCCCGAACATGAACAGGTACTGATCCTCGACCACCGGCACGACCGAGCGCACACGCACCGCCGACACCATCTGCGCCGCAATCGGCGTGACCGCCACCGCGCCAATCGCGCACACGGGGATATCCACGGGGATCCCGTATGTCGGGTACTGATTGATCGCGTTCACGACGGTGCCGCCGCCGGTGCGGGTCGCCGCGGCGACGTTGGTATCCACAAACACCGCCACATCGGTCGTGGAGGCCCCCGCGCCCACGGCCGTGATGCGGAGACGGATGAACTTCGGCACCAGCGTTTTCGCGCTGCTCTGGTTGTAGGCGTAGAGCACGGGCTTTGTGGCCAGATCGGCAATCACCGGCGCCGCATGGCCGGCAATGCCTGTGTAGGGCACGGTCTGGCTGTTGCGCACGGTGTAGAACGTGCCGTCGTCGCACTCGTTCTGCCAGGTCGCTGAGCCGTAACTGCGCGACTGGATGCCGGGAGCGGCGCCCATCAGTTCGCCGCCGTCGGCGTAATGACCTTAGTCCGGACCCCGAGCGGCCCGATGCCGGGCGTGAGGGTCGCCAACTGCCAGATCCGCGCCGCCGTGCCCGGCCCTTCCGATTCCCCCGTCGGCCAGTACACATTGCCGGTGAGCGTATTGATCCACGGCTGCACGATCACTTCCGACGGGGGGGGGGCGACCGGATTGTGCTGATAGAACTGATCGCCGCGCCCGAGAAACACCGTCTCCCCCGCAATATGCGTGGTCGCGTTCGACCCTTCACAGCCCCGTTTCACGTTCACGAGCGTCGAGCCCGTCGGCCCGAGGCTCACCACCTGAAACAATTCACGCCCTGGATGCGCCCAGAAAAACAGGCCCGGGGTCACGTTCGCGACCGACGTGAGGTAGACCTGATGTGCGTCCCGCGTACAGGGCTGGAGCAGCGTGGTCTGCGGGAGTGAGGCGAGCGCGGCCATACGATTACCGGAGGACGAAGCCGAGGCGGACCTGAAACGTCGGCCCGGTGGACTGGGACGCGCGCCACTGCACGAGCTTGAAATTCCAGCCCGGAGGCACCGCGATCGGTGACGCAATCCGCGACGAGTCCATCAGGGTCGCCGGACGCGCGACGCCACCGCCGTTGGAGCTCGGCGCCCCGAACACGATGTCGTAATGGTCCTGGATGATGTCGATCGTCCCGCGGAAAATAATGTCGCCGTACTGCACGGACGATCCCGAGTTCGCCGGGGTGACGATGGCGCCGACCTGGGCGACGAGTCCGGACGTGGCCGTCGCGTTCGCCACGTTGCTCGATGCCACCGTTAGCGTCGTGCCCGGCGTCGTCACCGTGCTCACGTTGTCGACCGAGGGCACAAACACCAGCCCGACACCGCCGACACTCGCCACCGTCTCGTAGAGCGCGAGATGCTGTGGGTAGAGCGTCTTCTGGGTGCCGTTATAGATGAAGATGTACGGCTTGGTTGTGTCGTACGTCGTCGGCGCCGCGTGGCCAATGATGCCGGTGCCCGAGGCCGGCGTGATCGCCGTGAAGTAGGAGCCTTCATCCGCGAAGAAGAACTCTTTGTTCGTCAGTGGGGCCGCGTACGCTTCGTTGTAACTGCCGGTGCGTGACGGCGTGGTCGTGCCGCCGGCCACATCGCCGGAACGTGTCGTCAGTGCCGATGCAATCGCCATGCGCTACTCCTGTGCGACCGCAGCCGCGGTCTTACGCGGCCAACCGGCCACGCGACGAATCGGGGTTTCGGGAATCGTGGGGAGATGTTCGCCGGCCGCGTCAATCACGGCCGTCGCTTCACGCCGCGCCAGCTCGCCCATCCGCTGGACGCGGAAGTTCTCCTCGGCCGCCGCCGTGGCGATCTCGAGATCCTGCTGCTCCACACGCGCGATCGCATCTTCCTGACGCACGAAGTAGCCGCGGGCGATCTGCTCCTGTTCTTCGCGCGGACTGCCGACCACCACATGATGCGTGATGGCGCGGCGCCCGTTCACGTCATGGCCGCCCATGTGCAGCATCTTCGGATAGTCCTGCTGCACGAAGGGACGGCCCGGCGTGGGGCTGTACTGGTTCGGGAACATTTCCCACTTGGCCGCCTCTTGCGCGTAGGCGGATTCCGGTGAATGAAGGATTGGCATCGCGCCCTTTCCGTTACGTGACCGGCGCGCCGACCGCGGCGACGACGGCCCACAAGCCCTGCTGCGCCATGAGCGTGATCGACGCGCCCTTGAACTGCGCCGGCGTGATGGTGGTGTGCGGCGATCCGCTCACGCCGTCCGCGATCAGGGACGTCGCCGTGATGACGTGCGCCAACGTCGGCGTATTCACGATGAACCGGATCGTCCGGCCATCCTGCCCCGTCGTCGGGGCCGAGAGCGTGACCGCAATGGCCGTCGCCTTGTCGATGATGTAGACCGTATCCTTCGACGGGCAGGCCAGCGTCACGTCCGTGCCGAGCGTGACGACATCGGTCGCGTAGGGCGCGATCGGGACGTCGCTCTGCGGCGGCGTGACCGGGAAGTCCGCCGTGTTGGAACTCGTCTGCACGAACGCCAACGCCGAATGCGCGACCGCAGGCGTGCCCTGGTCGCCACGCGCCCGCACGGTGATCGTGCCCGAGATGGGCACGCCCGTGCAGACCATGTATTCGTTGTCGATCTTCACCGTCTGGTTCTGGCCCACAAGCCCGACGGCGGGAAAGCCCGTCGTGCTCGCGACCGCGAAAGTCGTCTGATTCGCCGTAATGGCGGCAGAAAGTGTCGTCGCTGTGAGTGCCACGGTTGCCGCTCCTTTAGCTGTAGAGGCGATGCGCGAAATACGGCAGGATGGCCGCTGCGCCGTAGATGACATCCACGCGGGACGGCATCTGATCCGTCTGAATGTTGTACTGCTCGGCCCAGCGCATGGAGAGCTTGGCCTTCTTCGACCGCGCCGAATAGCTCAACGCGCCCGGCAGTTTCGAGGGCAGATCCGCCATCACGAACGCGAAGGCGCCCGGATGGAAGATGAGTGACTGCCGCGACACCTGCGCCGCCATCGTCGCACCCACCGTGCCCGTGGCCCCCGTGAACGTCACGACCGCGTTGTTCGCCGGCGAGACGGTGACGGTCTGCAGCGGACCCGAGGTGATGATCGGCGGGTAGATGGGCAGCGTCCCCGTGGTCGTGCCGCTGATATCCGCGGTGATCGTGAAGCCCTGCAGTTGGCCCGTGTCCGCGTAGGACAAGGGATTCGCCGCATCGACGCCGGCCACCGTGAAGGTGTCGCCCTGCTTGAAGGCGTACGTCCCGAGGCCGGACATTGCGAGCGTGGAGCCGGTCTGGTTCGCGCTTGAGACGATGGGGGTCGCCGTTGTGAACGTGCCGGTCGTGTGGATCGGCGCGTTCGTGCCCGAGTACCACGACTCGATCCCGAGGGCGCCCTGATTGAACTCGCCCGTCCGGAAGTACTGGCTGATCTGGCCGCTCGGATTGAAGCTCGCCAGATTGGCATTGAGAATCGCCGCACGACTCAGTGGGTCCAGGACGGCCTTGAACTCCGTCGGCACCGCGAGATTTTCGAGTTTCGCGACCGCGTTGAGATACGTGGCGTTCGCCGTGATGGCGGTGCCCGGCGAACCCGCGAAGTTCGGCACACTCTTGTAGACCTCGTTGCCGCAGGTCGTATCGACCTTATTGGCGAGCGCGAGGCCGGCCGGTTCGGTGTACCACGCGCGGGCTTCGGGGATCGCCAGCGCATCATCCGCACTCGACCAGCCACAGCCGACATGCTGCTGGTGGTTGATCGTGAGCGGGACGGTCTGGTTGAGGATGGCCTGCTGAACGAGGGCCTGCCCCTCATTCACCACGAAGCGCTGCGGGATGCGGCACTGCGTGACGTAGCCGACCTTGGCGCCGCCCGGCTTGTTGCGCCAGGCGTCATCCCATTCCCGGGTGAAGTTGTTCACCAGGACCATCTTATTGTTGAAGTTTTCGGCGATGTCGTTGCCGACCCACGTCGGGGTGATGATCGTGTTGGCCATCGGCCAACTCCACAACCCAGCCGTTAGCGGGCAGCGCGTTTCCGTTCGAGTCGCCGACGCTCGGAAAAGGCGTCGAAATCGTCAGGATCGGCTGCGTCGTCGCTGGGCACTGTCGTTATGGTCCGCACCGGAGTGGGGGGACGCGATAACGGCGTTACGGGCTTGGTCGGGGCGGCCGCTCCGGACGTACCAGCCTGCATCCGACTATGGAGACGACGCCGCATGGCGGCGATGGCCGCATCAGTTACTGGAGGATTCGCGAGAATCAACTCATCCAGCAGTTCCTGCTGCGTTGCCAGGAACTTAAGCATGTTCGTCCCGTCCTCGTCAAGCAAGATCGCGTAGGCGAGCACTGAATCCCCGGCGATCTGCGCGTCCACCGGTGTCACGGCCGCTTCCCAGCTCGCGTCGGCGGCTTTCGCGGCCGTCACGCGCGCATTCCACCGCTGGCCAATCGCGGCCAGTTCCCCTTTCTGCTTCGCCTCGGCCGCCGTGCGTTCTGACGCCTTCGCGGCGCGCGCTTGTTCAAACGCTTCTTTCTTCGCATCCCAGCGCCCAAGCGCCCGGACGTGCGCCTGATACGGATCGGGCTCGCTGGCGAACTGCTCGAGCGTCGGTTCCGGCTCGCTGAAGGCTTCTGCGGTGGCCGCCGGCGGGAGCGCGGCAGGCATCGCGACGGGTGCGGTATCAACCTTCGGCGCGATCGGCCGATAGGCCGCGACTTGCGCCTCGACATGCTTGCGCTGCTTCTGGCGTTCGTCGGCTGTGGCTTTCGGGTAGACGCGATCGAGGATCGCGTCCACATCACGCAGCCCACGTTCTAACGCCAGTTCCACGCGCGTTTCGCGCAGGTCGGCAGAGAGCTTGCTGATGCGTGGGGCATCATCGGGCCGTGCGTCATGACTGGGCGCGCGGCGGCCACGCTGAAAGCGCCCGCGATCGTCGCGTGCGTCCTCGATCGCATCGTCGGGATCCTGTTCAACGGCCGCTTGTACTTCGACCACTTCGGCCGCCACCGAGCCTGCAGGCATGGGCCGCAACCCGCCTTGGTCCGGCGGCAGATCATTGATCACTTCGGCGGGCTCGAAGTCCATCGGTTCGTTCACGTTCATGCGTCGTCTCCCAGTAACAAGCCCAACAGAAACGCTTCTTCTTCAATCAGCGGCGTGCGATCGACCCAGCCGGCGACGCGGATAAACCGCCGATGCCCGCCCACGATGAACACCGCCAGGGCCGGTGGTGTGACCGCGCCCCGCCACTCCATCTGTCGGGCGCCACGTTCCACCTGGAACACTCCCTCGGGATCGCGGTGTCGCGGCTGGCGACGCTCGAAGATGCTTGGGCCGGTGGTCGTGCCGCCGAACTTCGCCGCGCGCCCACGGAATGTGCCGACAGGCGCGCCGGTCTCGACGTCGAACGTCCCGGTAATGATCGCGCCTTGATTGGCCCAGGTCCCATCCGCCCAGACGTCATCCGCCCACGATGGCTGCGCCCACACCGACCCAATCGCCGCCACACTACACAGGCCCCCACGGCGTCGCCGCGCCGTCGCCTTGTAGTTCGACGTCGTTCACCCTCTGGATATTAGCGTCCACCACGCCGGCTTCCGTGAAAGTCAGCGCATCCGTCTTGGCCTTGATCGCATCAACCTTGCCATCGAGCGTCGTGCCCGTGTCGACCAGGATCGCGGCGGTGTCCGACTTCACGGCTGCGATGTCTGCCGAGACGGATGCGCCGGCCGGCGCGCCGAGGCGTGCGAACGCATCGCCCGTCATGGCCGGCGCCACGGCCGATTTCCAGTCGAGCACGTTCGCGTCGATCTGATTCGCCACGGTGAAGGTCAGGCTGTCGGTCTTGGCTTTGATCGCCGCGGTCTCGGTCTTGGTGTCCCCGACGGCTTTCCCAAACGTGCCGGCGGTGGTGAAGTCTGCGGTCGCCGTGCCCCAGACCGCTTCATTGATCGGCGCGTCGAGCTGGTTGATGGCTTCGCCGGTCGTGCCTGCGTCCTGATGATCGGCCAATGGCTCATCCCAGACACCATCGACAATCTGCTGTACGGTGAGACTCGCGCCGACCGCGTTGTCCGCGATTTCCTTGACGACGGAGCCCGCCACGGCGCTGGCGTAGGTTGTGCCGGAGTCGGTATCGAAGAAGTCTTTCAGGGCGGCTGCCGTCAGCCCACCGATGGTGCCGGTGATATTGCCGCCGACGTTGCCAGTGACACTCGCCACCGACCCTGCGACGTTACCGCCCACATTGCCCGTCACCGAACCGACCGCACCGGTGACGCTGGCGATCGTGACATCGGCCGCCACCTTCGCATCCGTGATGCAGTCGTTCGCCAGCACAGTTGATGTAATCGCGTTCGCCGCAAATGTGGCCGCATCGATCGCCCCATCCGCGATCTTCGCCGCCGTGATCGCGTTGTCGGCAATCGCGGTCGCCGTGATGACGTTCGCCGCCAGCCCGTTCACCGTCGTCACGTTCGTCGCCGTCGTCACCGTGCCGGCCGTGATGTTCGTCGTACTCGCCACGGTCGCATTCGTCGGGAACGTGATGGTCCCGCCATTCGCGACCGGGTTCGTCTTGATCGTGTCCACGTCCACTTTCTGCGTGGTGGCAATCGTCGTCGCCGTCAAATCGTTCGCTGTGGTTTTGCTGCCGATGTTTGCCCAGTCGAGGCCCGCTTCACCGCCAGCGCTGACATCCAGCGTCCGGCCGGCGGTCGTGGGCTGGAGGTACCCCGGCGCACTGGCCGCGAACAGCGCGTCGTAGACGGCTTCCTCGATCACGAAGAACTTATCGAACACGACGAGCGCCCCGGCCACCAACACCGAGACGTCCAGCTCGCCCACGGTCGCCGTGTCGGTCGCGTCGAACGTGACGCCATACACACCGTTGACGCGATGCGTCCCGCCGCCGCTGTTTTTGTTGGCACTCGCGCCGCCGTTCACGACCAACTTGATGTCCGTGTTGGCGATGGTCAGGCCCGTGGCGGGCGTGATGAAATCGGTATCGTCAATGAACGGGCCGAGCGCCCGCGACTGCGCCGCCGTGGCTTGCTTGAGATAGCCCGGCATCTAGGCCGCCATCCGGCGCATCTGCGCGTAGTAGAAGAACGGGGTGCCGGTGCCCGCCACGGCCGTCACCGTGAACGTCGGGCTGGCCACCACGGGCGACGCGAGGGTCAGCGCCGACGCCGGAATGGTGCACGTGATCGTTTCGGTGCTCGCAATGTCGTAGGACGCGAAGGCGTCGAGCGTGATCGTGACGACGGTATCGGACGTGCGGACCACGCCGCCGACGCCTTGTCCTGCGACCACCACATCATTCCAGCCGTTCGCGGGGGAGGTCGCCGCGACGATCCCATCAATGATGTCTTGCCGGATCGCATCGAACGTCGCGCCGGCCGCGACCCAGGTGTCGCCGGTGAGCGTGATGATGATGGTCTCGCCGCCTGCCACCACATCGGTTTCGGTGATCATGGGGACGGCGGTGCCCGTGAGCACGGCCGAGGCCGACGCGCCATTCGCGAGCGTGTTGCTGATGCGCGGCGATCGCCACTGTCGAAAACTCATCGCGCAATCCCCGGCCGAAAGGCTCTCGGCGGTCGCCCTTGGCCCATCGTCCTGAGCGTGCTCGTGACGAGCGGCGTGGCCGAGGCCGTCACGACGCCCGCGATCACGGCCTCCCAGAGCAAGTACGTGCTGGATGTGGTGAGCTGGTACGAGCCGGGCGAGGCGTTCACAATCGACGCCACGGCCAGCGTCTCGTTATTGCCGACTGAGGCATCACTGATCCATGCCCCCGTATAAGTCACTGCGCCTGAGCCATTCCACGAGATGCCGATGATGATGTCGATCGACGCGGTGACGATCGCATTGCTCGTGATCGCCGTGCCGTTCCCGGACGCCGCTTGATCGGAGTCGTCCGTGGCCGAGGCTGTCGTGATGTCGTATTCACAGAACGCGCCTTCGGTCACGGCCACACCGCCGTAGGTCAGCGGCCCCGTCGATCCCGTGGCGATGCCCCAGTACGCCACTTCATGCTCTGAGTTCTGACCCGTTTGTTCGGTCATGATGGCGTTCCATGAGACCGCCACACCGCCGCCGAGCGCCCCAAAGGCACTGCTGCTCGTGAGCGCGACCACCACGAGACGTCCCGCCGTCGGCGTGAACGCGATCGTGCGGCTGGTCTGACCGCCGTTCCAGGTGTCCACATTGACCGCGTTCGCCATTAGCGGATCTTCTCGCTCATGCTGATGCCACTCCCGGCCCGCGCGAACAGGTAATTGTTCAAGCTGATAGAGGTCGAACCGCCGAAGGCGACGTACCCGACCCACTCCGCCGTGACCCCGCCGTTCGTGTCCACGATGACCGTGAACCCATCGGCGCTCATGGCGCTGATGTCGAGGCTTTCGGCGAGCGCGCCCGCGTTACTGGGAAACGCGAGGCAGGAGTCGTACTCCAAGACGGTGTTGACTTCCGAGGCCGTCGCGTTGCCGTTCTCGTCCCACGTCCCTTGACTCCGGCGACTCGTCGGGCTGCTCGCCGTGCCGAGACTCATCTTGTTTTCGACGACGGCGGAGTTCGTCGCGCTCTCCGCGAGGCTCACGCCCATGAACGACACACCGATCGGCTTGAAGCCGAGCCCGCTCACCGTGGACGTCGCACTCCCGGTCTGGCCTTCAATCGTGAACGACCCGGCCTGCCACTGCCCGCCAGAGATGGCCAGCGCCATCGTCTTGCGGTTGCTCGTGGTGCGAACGGTCCAGTTCAGTGTGAAGCTGCTGTCGTTGAACGCGGAGACCACCGCTTGGGCGTTCACCGTGGTCGCGCCCGCCGCGATCATGTTGCTGATACATTCGCCGCTGCGCGCCCGTCGTCTCGTGTCAGATGTGGCCGAGCCATCATCAGAGAAGCCGAACACGACGATGTTCTCGGCGCTCGCCGGTCCAGTCGAGGCCCCGACTGCGAAGACACTGCTATCGGCTTGGAGCGTCCCCGTGGTCGTGCCGAGCCGTGTCGCGAAGAACACCACGGATGGTCGGAAGCCGGTCTCGTAGTTGACGGTCCCTGTCGCCGCGGGCTCGGAGATCGTCACGATCTGCGCTTCTTGCACGCCATCGCCGCCCCACGCTTCGTAGAACACATCGAGATCGACTGGTACCTGATCGTCCACAATCGCCGTGAAGCCCGCCGCGTCGAAACTACTAATGTCGAGCGCGCCATCCACCGCGCCCGCCCCACTGAGCGTCGTGGCAATCGCGTCCGTACTGTTGTAGTTCTCGCAGATTTGCGTCCCGGCCGCGTCCTGATCGAGCACGGATACATTACCGCGATTCGACGCCGAGACCGCGAAGCCCATCCCCGCACGCTGATGCACGGCTTGTGAAGCCGCGTCTACGCCCCCGCCCAGACCGAACCAGTAACAGCGAATCGCCTTCGGCGAAAACGTCTGCCCGGTGGTGACGTCCGTACACGTGATGGCGTACGTGGTCGTGGCCACCGATGCGGCCAACCACGGAATCACGCCATGCGCGAACAGCAATGCCATCGGACTAATTGAGCGAGACGATCTGGTAGTTGTGGCCCTGAATCGAGTTCGCCGCGTTGTTTGTGCCCCAGAGCGCCGTCAGCGAGAGCGCGGTATCCGCCGTCAAATCGATCGTGGCCACGGCGGGTGTCGTGCCGCCCGTCGAGCCCGACACGAACGGCGCTGGCATGCCGTAGTTCGTGACCGTGCCGGCCGTCGGGACCGTCGCGGTAAACAGCGTGACGATGCCGTTGCTCATCGCCGTACCGCTTGAGCCATTGGCGCGGATCTGGATGATCATGTCCACCGCCCAGAGCGACGTCATCGACGCGCCGCCGCCCGTGCCGGACGTCGTGACGATCGCGCCCGTTTTCGCCATGACGGTCCCCGCGACACCGCCCCAGCGGAGCGTGAACGTCAGCGTCGGCGTAGCCGTCGTGCCGTAGCCGCCATACGCCATCAGTCGCAGCGAGCGGCCGTCCTGCATGTAGTTCGCAGGAATCGTGACGTTGGGAAACAGGATCGTTTCCGTGGTCGACGCCGCGATCGCCGTGCCACTCGATGTCGCCCACGCGATTTGTTCGGTCCAAAATTGGCGTGACATTGACGCTCCTAACTCTTGCGTTCCACCCACGTCCCGCTCGTGACACTCACGAGGGCGCCCGCTTGGATGGTGGTGGTATCGACGTTGAGATCGCAGTCGGATGTCCCGACCGAGCCATCCGCAATCACGGCCCCGGTGCTGCGGACGAACCGGCACCACGTGGCGTCGCCATTCGCCAGACCGGGACCCGGCGCGATCGCATTCGCGAGGGCCGCGCCATTCGACGCCGCCGTAAACGCGGGGCTGCCGAAGCTGACCTGTGCGAGCTTGGTTTGTGTCGTGATGGCTGTGTCACACGTCGCCGGTTGAGCGCCGTCGTAAATCAGAATCTTGCCGCCAGCGAGCAGGCCGCAAATCGCATCGCAGGACGTCGAGGCCGCCAGATTCGAGATGTTGAAGGTCGAGGCCACGCTACATCACCGTGCTTTCTTCCACGATGCCCGTCGCCCGGCCATCCTCGCCCCGCTGGATCGTCTTTGTCTTCTTCGTCGCGCCCGCCAACTGCCGATCCTTGGCTTTCTCTTCCGCCTCATGCCCACGCTGCTGCGCCGACTGTTCGGCCGCGGAGCCCAACCGCATCACTTCGATCGTGCGTTCGTGCTCGGCCGCCACCATCGCCTGTGCGGCTTGCGCGTCGATTGTCGCCTGCAGTTTCGCGAGTTCGGTTTGCGCCTGCAACGCGGCGATGCGCTCTTTCGACTCGATCTCGGCCTGCTTGTCGCGGGAGGCGGCGGCCGCATCGAGTTCCGCTTTCTTCAGATCGGCCTCGACCTTCATCGCCGTCTGCTGCTGCGCGGCCTGGGCCTTCACCTGATCAGTCTCGATCGCTTTCACCGCTTCTTGGAGCTGCGCCTGCAGCGCCGGGATCTGCGCGAGTTGCGCCTGCACTTCCGGAGGGATCGGTGCGGCGCCCTGCTTCTGGGCTTCCTGCTGCGCGAGCAGCGCCTGCACCGGGGGCGCGAGCATCACGCGGTACCGCTCGGCCATCTCGTTATTGAGCGGCCCATCGGTGTTCTTCATGAACAGATCGCCAATCACGGCCATCTGCGTGGGATCGGCCGCGATAATTTCGCCGGTGATCGTCGCCGCATGCTCCCGTCGCGTGTCGTAGGACTTTGAGACCTTAATGGCGACGTTGAACCGGGCATTCTCGGTGAGCGTGTACTGCTTGCCTACTGGCGGCTGGCCCGCTTGCGCCATCTGCCCAATCGTCACCGTCTCGCCTTCGTTCTCCCCGTTCACGATGCGCGCGAGCCGTCCCGGCCGCTTGCCGTACACCGGGTACAGTAAGTCGTTGACGATCGTGCCTTCGTAGCGCATCGAGCGCGTCAGGCTGTCGAGATAGTTACTGGTCCCCTGCTCGGCTTGCTGCAACAGCGCCTTGATAGCCCGCCCTGACTTGATCGTGGGATCGATCTCGCCGAGCGTCGCTGACGGCACATTCGTGCTGACCTTGATGGCCTCGCCAAAAATCTGCATGCCGAGCGCCAACGGCTGCACCGGCGTCTCGTTCGGCACCGGCATCGGCGGATTGGCCTGCTGGCCTTCGAGGTTCGTCCGCTTGTACCGCACGTAGGGCAGCGTCCGCGTGTTGCGCGCCGCCCATTCGTCCTCGTGCCCCTCTTCTTGCCCTTCCTCGAGCATGACCGTCGGAATCGACGACAAGCCGACGACTTCGACAAACTTCGAGACGGTGAAGTTGTTGGCCTGGACGCTCTCTTTCGCCGGCCGGACGATGCCCTGCGATCGGCGCTGATTGTCGAACGGCTGCACTTCCTCGCCGAGGACTTTGATGACCGGGATGTGCCGCCCGGGCCAGTCGGTCTCTTCGAGGATTTGGATGCCGTCGATCTTGGCCCACTTGATCGCCTTGGTTTCTTCAGGCCGCGTATCGACGACTTCCGCACCCGCGGGCAATTCATCCGCCCACGCCGCCGATCCATCCGCCAATAACGCCAGCTCACGGACGGTGCGCTCGGTGTAGAAGTACTCCACCACAAAGCAGCCGCGCGTCTCGCCATCGTCGGTGAACCACTCGGGGTAATGCTGCGTGTCGGCTTCGAACTCCGCGTCACTCCCGACGGGATTGTCCGCGTCATCGAGCGCCTTCGGAAACTTCGCGCGATACTCGGCGAGCGGCATCCATGACGTGATCATCGCCCACTCAGCATCTGACCCGTCGGGCTGCTCGTGCGCGGGGTCGAGCTTCACCTGCGCCTGGTTGTAGAACCGCCGCAGGACCACTTCCTGATCCCACGTCTTGCCGGGCACGTAGCGGGTCATGACGCCGTAGTAGCCGCGGCCACACTTCACGGCGCGATCGAAGGCCCACGAGCGCGCGTCTTGCGCTTCAGACTCGCGTTGGATACGCCGGACTAGCCCTTCACGGAGTTTGATTTCGTCGTCCGGGATGGGCGCGCCGAGCTCGCCGAAGTCATCCGCGGCGACCACTTCCACGCCGAAGTCCATCGCGCGCTCTTGATTAACGACGCTGCGAATCGGGCCTGACAGGGTGTCGATGCTGATGCACGGCCGCGGCGGGACGGTCATCGGCACGCCCGAGGGGCTGGTCATGCCCGAGATGATTTGCTGGCCTTCGCGTGCGGCACGAATCGCCCCCGGCCACGGGTCCACGAGGAAACTCAGATCGTCTTTCTCGCGCTTGTCCTGATCGGCGTCCGCCTGCTTGACCTGCGCCCAGCGATCGCGGGCCAGTTGGAGGAAGGCTTTTAGGTCTTTGGCCATCACTGCACCCCGTCCCGCGCCAACACGGGCTGTTGTTGCGGCTTCTGGCCATCGAAGGACGCGATGCGGATGACGTGCGCCTCGGCAATCGTCTTGAGGCCCCGATACGTGCCGTTGCGGCACTCGGAGGCCAGCGTCACGCCGTCCATAGTGGCCTCGACGAGGTAGCCCACGCTTAGGATGGGCTGTCTGAGCCCAATGGCACCGTTATGCCACTCCACGACCGCAATCGCCTTGGTCGGAGTCAGGCGCAACACGATGGATTGTGGTGTCGGGTCATTGACGCGCTAGTGTCAAAATCTAGCACGCCTGTCAATAGGCTGACGGAGACATTACGAGGCGTACCCCATGTTGCCGCCGTCAGTCTGCGCCCGATACGGGCGACTCGACGTGCGCGGCGCCGGCGGCTTCTGCCTGACCGCCAGCCCGCGAAACGCATCCGACCCGTGGGACGCGAAGTCATGCACCGGGCGATCCGTGAACTCCTGAATCCGCGTGTTGTAGTCGCGCCGATAATGCTGCAGCGCCTCGAGCCCGGCCTGGCACTTCGTCTCGTCGAACCAGCACCGACCCATGAGCATCCGGACCGCATGGATACCCTCCTCGATGCCCAGCTTCGGCACGACGCGAAACTTGATGCCGAGCGATTGCGCCGTCTCGAGCCGGGAGCGGCCGGAGCCCAGTTCCTTGACCGCGATGTCATGCGGCGCCCAGTGCTCGCCGTAGACGTAGCCCCGCTTGGCCAGCACGTTCGCGTAGTACGGCAAGCCCTCGCCTTGCGCCTCGTGGTAGTCGATGAGGCGGATTTCGCCGGACCGGAGGGACTGGCTGAACCAGATGGCCGTGGAATCCCCGATGCCGAGATCCCAATCGGTATCGACGGGGATGGTCGGGTCATGCGGCACCAGGCGCACGCGGCCCTCACTTCTGGCCTTGTCCAGTTCCTTCGCGTAGATGGCGCCCTTGACGGCCGCCGAGAAGCTGCACTCCCATTCCTGCTGGTACTCGTCGTCGGTCATGACCGCGCGTGACGCGAGCAGTTCATGCGGCGGAATAATGCCGGTTTCGCTGGCCTTGTAGCAGCCATAGAACCATCCGGGCTCTCGGCGCGCGTGTTCGATGATTTCGTAGAACTGATTGCGGCCATTCGGCGTGCCAAGGAACAGCGCCCAGCCTTCCCGGTCAGACAGCGCCGGCCGGAGCACGCTGGAGAACAGGTCCGACTGGTGCAGGCCGTACTCATCCGGCACCACGCCATCGAGATACAGCCCGCGCAAGGCATCGGGTGAGTCACCACCGTAGAGGCGCACTTGACCGCCATTCGGGTAGTCCGCCCGAAGCTCGGATTCGTTGAACTGCACGCCCGGAATTGGCCGGCTGTAGTACTTCAAATAATCCCAGGCGATGGCTTTCGAGGCGCGATACGTCGGGCCGATGTAGGCGAAACGAGGTCGGAGGCGCTTGCACGTGAGGGCGGCACGAATCAGGTGGTTGATCGCGAGGACGGTCTTGCCGAAGCGCCGGTGACAGACCATCGCGCCCCACCGGTGCTTCAGCATAGCGTCATGCACGACGGCTTGGAGCGTCCTGGGCGCATAGTCCAATTCGATTACAGGCATCGCTCCCGACCAGGTAGAAATTGGCCGCGCCGATTACCAAGCACGTACGGCCCAGCGCGTCACTTCGGCGTCTTCCAACTAATTTCAAGTGAGCCGGTGACCATCTGCTCCACCGATTCTGTCGGCTTGTCGAGCGCGCGATCGAGCAGGTCTTTCGATGCCGCCGTGTTCGGGTCTTTCGTGTCAATCCAGAAGGCGTTCGGGTTGCCGCTGTTCAGCGCCTGCTCGATCTCGTCTTCGTCGGTGATGCGCTTAAACTGGCCATGCTCGTCGCGGAGGAAGAAATGGGCGAGCCCGATGGCGGCACGTATCTGGGCGGCGACGATGGCGTCCTGCGCGGCGAAGACTTGTTGGCGCAGGTGCTCCCGCTGCAAGTCCTTGATGAGCGTGTGCGGACGCTTGCTGCCCTTCTTCGGGCCACTGTTGGGGCGAGCGCCACCGCGCGGCATTGAATTTCAGTTCTAACGTTCAAGGCGAAAAGTAACACATAGAGCGGCACCCTGCACGGCACACTGTCACAAACTTGGCGAT